GGCGGTACAGTCGGTTCGGATCTTGTAACTGTTTTGGGTTTTTGAAAGATGAATACCATTGTCATTGAAATGGGTTTTGGCGACGGTTGAGCGCCAGCGTAGCGTGCAGCAATCGCAATTGACGCGCGCCATGTCGCAAGCGCTGAGCCTTGCGAGTGAAATATGTGTCCATTAACAGCAGACATTGACCCTTGTGGTACGGGTTTACCGTCTACTCTAAATTGGATCACACAATAATTGTAACCAATCCTGTAACAATTGCATGTTGGTCGCGTCCCTGCTGATCTGTACCGTACAAATCAACGGTTCCAAGTCGGTCTGGCGCGTCTACATACTTGACTGTTAATTCTTGATTGTTAATTACAACGTGATCGCCCATGTTGAGGTGCATAGGTTGAACAACGGTGGTTCTAATCATCTGCTGCTCCTTTGTTAGGTTACATAAATTGTAATTCATTTCAGTAATCTATGCCACCCAAATAAGGCTCTGAGTGCTGTTTTAAGGCAGTTGAGTCAATGTCCAACTCTGACTCTGAGGTACGCCTTTTGCAGCGCTCTCCAGCCCCGCTAGGTGCTTGCATCAGCCTTACTAGGCTTTCATGTCGGTCAAGATACATTTGATCCATTTCTGCAACCCAATTAGCCGTTTGCTCTTGCGACAATTCCAAATCATTGCGTTTTGATGCCTTGATTTTCTTAGGTGGTTTGATTACAAAAGTGCGCTCAGGCTCTTCCTCAATCCCCCAATAAAAAACCGTCATGTCAGTTTGGTATGCGTTTTCGGATCAGACTCTTGATTGACTCAGGCATCGGCACTGAGATCTCGCGTTGCGCCTCTTGTTCTGCAAACCAAGCCTGACTTGCCTTGCGATCTCGCTCATACTTAAGTCGCCCTGACTCAACTTCTTGCGCTTGCTTTTCTTCAATGCTGATCTCTCGCTGAGGCAACGGATCATCTGCCCAGCGTCCAGCGTTCAACCAAGTAGACGGGTGCGCGGTGTATGAAGGGTGCCTGTTGGGATCTCTGGCGTACTGCAATGCGCCGTTGATAATCAAATCTTGATCCTCAGCCTCAACCGCCTTGTCCCAAGCCTTCTTTGCTGCTGCCTTTCCTACCTTCAATGGATAGACTTTCCAAAACAAGTCGAAGGGTGTTTCTTTGGACGGTTCCATAGGAAGGTTCATAGGTCGCGAAAGTCGCCCCGTGGTAGGCGCGAGAGTCGCCCCGTCTCCGTCGCGAGAGTCGCCCCGTGACTTACGGGTGGTCTGAACGTCGCCCCGTAATGTTGCTAAGTTGATTGTGTATTTATGGGGTCTGCGATCCTCTCGGCACGTTGCAGATCCACCAGCACCCTTTTGTAACCAAATGTAACCTTTGGCTACCAATGAATTGACTGAGCGCTGAACAGTGCGAACGCTGATGCTGGCTTTGTTACCAATGGTGACTTGGCTGGGCCAAGCCTCAGTCCCGTCATCGCTTGCGTGATCTGCAATTACCAGCAAAACCATTTTTTCAGTCAGCGGTAGTTTTGTCAGCCACACTTCCGACATAAGACGTATGCTCAATTGCACTCCTAATCTGATCTAATGTAATGCCAAACTCCGACAATGACTGAAGCGCCCGTTGCCTTTGATTGGGGTATTTCAACGGTGAATAAAATGAAGCACGTTCAAGTGAGGTCATTCCACCCCACACTCCATAGCGCTCATGTTCATAAGCGTATTGAAAACACTTTCGCCATAGAGGACAGCGCGCGCATACTTCTCTGACCGCATTGATATACAAGTATGCGTCTGCGCTGCGCTCTTCTTCAACGCGGTAGAACAGATCGGTGTACATACCGCGACACTCAGCAATGTCCCAATTTACCTCTTCGTACTTGGGCAACCCACTTCTCCTGTCTGATCGTAATACGAGCAGTATTTTGTGCAAAAGAATGGTGCTTCTTCAGGCGCAGGCGCTGGCTCATTATTTTCAACAATTGACTTTATCTCTTGAAGCCACTCAATGCCCGCTAATGCTGTTGGCGCGTCGTAAATTTCTTTGTGAACGCGTATGTCTGCCATTTCACCGTCACGTGGAATTGCAACCAGCGCAACCTCATTGACCTTGTGCCCGTTTTGTTCAAGCAACCAGCCGTAAATCTGCACCTGCCAACGCTGTTGTTTTGACGGGAAGTACCGCAATGATTTGACCTTAGTTGTTTTCCAATCCACTACCAAACCAATGTCCTTAATAAATAGATCCACGTGACCTTTAAGATCCCCTGACGCAAATTCACCTTCAATAATAAAATTGTCGCCAAAAGGATCTTCACGCCTAATCGCCTTTTCAATCCCTGAGTGAATAAACGTCCCAAGAATTGCTGCAAGTGACTCTGTGTTTGGGTTAGTCTCAGGCGTTTGTTTCAACTCATGCCACACGCGCCTGCGACAACCACCAATACTGCTTGGACCAACCTCAACTTGAATTGAACGTGATCTGCTGGCGTCAAATGCGTTGAGAGATTTAACCAGCATTTCATTCAAATCAATCATTGTTGTCGCCGTTGCTTAGTTGAACAATCGCTTCATCTGTTGTTATGTTGTGTTTTTTGGCGTATGCATCAACGTAAGCAAAAAACACTGATTGCCCTAGCGGTGTTTGTGCAAATTCATTTTTGTCGCTCATGCTAACTCCATGCTTGTTCGCACTGATGTGCCAACTGATCTAGCAATGTCCACTTGGGTGCGTATGCGTGACGCGTTGGATCTTGCAGCGCGCACTGTTGCTTCAGCAATTGCCATTTTCAAATGCAAATCCTCAGCCGATACCAACGCCAAATCTGCTTTGTCTGAGACAGTAAGTTTTGTATCTTGTTTGCCTGATAGCGACAAACGCCCGTGTGCCAACGCCAATTCATACTTGGCTTTGGTTGTGTAATAAAGTTGTTCAGCCTCAGCCAGATCTTTGTGTGACTCATCTACTTCATGCGATAGCGCCCGCAGTTTTTGTTCGATCATTTGCGGTGTGACAATTTGACTCATGCTGGATCCTCAACCAACTGCAAATCGGGTGCAGTTTTCTTTTCTTCAATTAGCATTACCTTTACTGTGTCTGCGCTTATGTCCATTGGGTCAGGAAGCATTTGAAAACCTGTTTCTTCCATTGCCTGAGCCAATTTGCTTGGTGTTATGTCCAAACGCTTGGCTGTCTCGGTAATCCCAATTGCATTGACGTGAACCGCTGTTACCCAGCCTTGCGGTGCTTTGAATTTCTTTTGATTACTCATCTGTGTAATGCCCTTTCTAATTCTTTGTTGAGGTCTGATAGTCGTACTGTCATTGCGTCAATAATTTCTTCAATTGTCATTTCTTCAACCATTGCCTTAGTCATTCCCAACGCCAGCGCCAGTTGTCCGTAATCGTTTGTGTTGAGCGCTGCATTGACTTTTGCCATTGCGCTTAGCAATTCAAGTTTGTTCATTTCCACACCCAACCAATCACTTCTTTGTTGTCCTCTTCAAGTTTGCATAGCGCCACGCAGTTGATGTAATCAATGATTGTTTGACGATCAACCCCGTCAGCCAGATCTACCACCAACGTTAGTTTGCTTTGCCTACGCTTGGCAAGTTCCCTGCCGTTCACGTACGTATGCAATACGTAAACTGAAGATTTGCCGCGCTTTTCTTTCAAGCGTCTGATTACGCCTACCTTGTCTAAAACCGACAATTGACCTGACGCTGTGCCGTGATGCCAATTCATAATTTCTGCAAGTTCAAACCAAGTCAAACCGCGTTCGCCTTGCGCCCTGACGTGATTGAGAGTGAGTGATTGCGCCACAGTTGTAGCACCAGAACCTTCCCAACCCATAGTGCCAGCGTATGGCTTAAAAGATAGTTGTAAATCATCTGCGTCCGTCACAAACTTACTCACCTTTCAACTCCTGAGCGCGAGTGTTAAACAGGTCTTTAAGCGTTGTGCCGTTAAGCGGCAAATCTAAAATCTCTGCATTGCCCGCAAAAGATGAACGCAAAACGTCAATGCTTGCGATTGTTGGCAGCAAGGTCATGAGATCCTGCGCCTGTTTTACTTCTGTCTCGCTGTAAACCCTTGGCTTGGTTGCAGACATACGCGGTTCTTTGTTGTAGCGCTCAACCTTCTCCATTTCGGATCTGCTTGGGCGCGCACCAACTGGAGCGTCTAAACACAGCACTGAGTTGGAAATTGCACGCCCAATTGCTGAGGTCTCTCCATTTTCTAGGGCTGAAGTTTTGTTCACAGGCGACGCGCCAACAATCTCTTCAGCGTAGCCAGTTGCTACTGGGGTCATGTCGTCTCGGTCTAGGTATACCTCAGCCTTAACAATAAAACTACGGTCATTGTGAAATACCAGATCTGTCAATACTCTGGCTTCTGGGTATTTGGAGTACAGCCTGCGTAATCTGAGTTCTACCGTCTCGTACGCGTCAAGATCAAACTTACCTGCCATGCGCTTGCCTTTCGTTTGGGGAGCAGTGCCTGCTCTGTCCCGATAATTATGAGCCACAAATTACAAAAGTCAGGGATTGAGCCTGGCGAGTCGCGTGAAATTATTTGTAACCAGTGCCAAACTAGGGGTATGTCAAAAACACCTGAAACCCCGCCCAGTGGCAAAATCACTATTAGCCTGCACCAACTGTTTGTTGAGGTTGAGCATGAGGCTTCGTACCCAGATCAAATGACAGATCTAAGCAACCGTGTTCTTGAATTGTTTAAGGCTGCACTCAATCACTGCAAAGAAACAGGCATGGACATTCGTTCAACTGATCCGTTTATTTATGACGGTGACGATGAGGATGAAGATTAATCCAACCAAACTTTATACACAGCGGTGACGCGTCCCTTAACTGGGTCAATAAAATGTAAACGCTGAGACGGTGTGGCACTCGCTGCAAGCATTACACCCGCGTACCTATTGTCACTTTCCGTACTACCTGTTTGATAAACACTACCTTGACCGTTCGCCATTGCCCATTCTGAGTGCGTGTGGTAGTGACCAATGTATACGTCTCTGAACTCCCACGGATAAGATCCTGAGCGCCACTTGTTTGCGTGTTGAACGATTGCACCTGGTGAAGCAAATCCATTTCGCCCTACCTCATCTCCGTGAATTAGTAATGCGCGGTAGTTTCCAATCTCTACGCGCTGAATATCCTCAGGACAATCCTGCCACGTCAGTCGCTTCTCCCCTTGAAGCAACTGACGGGCAAGTTCATAACACATACGGTCAAAATTGTCTGAGCGTGGCACGTTGTCGCGCTTGGATCCAATGCGCCCATGATTACCCCACTCTGCAATGACTGTGACCTTTTCGTAGTTAGCCAGCGCATACCGCACAACATCAACGCAAAGTCGCGATACATTGACGTATTGCTCAAATAGCGTTGCGTCCACTTCAAATGCTTGCGTTGGAAAATTAAACAAACCCTCAACCATGTCTCCACCAAAACAAATTGTCACTTCTTTGACTGGGTGATCTGCTCTTTGGATCTCGGTAATGCGCACTGCTTTGTCACAAAATTCCAATACACGCTTGCGCATAATCTCGCTGTTGTATGAGGTGGTGCGCTTAGCGCCTTGCCAATCTGTCATGTGCCACAACGCAACCTCAGATTTTGTTTTGCGTTTATCTGCAACGGGTACTGCAACAGGTTCAATCTTGCCCATAGTCAGCATTGCGTCGTAGGCTGCTTGGTGTGAGGTCTCAACTAGATCCTGCGTGCGCTCTTTTGATTGACGTAGTTGTTTTTGCAACCGCATGAGCGCTTGACGCAACTCTTTTACGTCTGTGCTTTCAATTTCAGGCGGCAAATTCTTAAACTGCTCTTCAAGGCTCATCAGTTATCGCAATCTCTAATCCGTGTTGGGTGTATCCCTGTTTGTCGATCCAACTATCTTCATGCGCTGGGTTTACTGAGCACCGCACAGACTTAAAAAAATCCATCATCAGTGCAACCTTCCAAGCAGGTATGTCGTCAATACCTAACAGTGCGCCCCACCCTCTGCCCACTTGGGCAAAGTTAGCGTGAGCAGATCCGTATTCAATCTGCCTGTTGTTTAACACTTCATCTACTTTGGACATTTACAGGTATTCGTTCTATGCGCCATGATTGCTTCATTGCTTGTTTTGTATCCTTCAGCGCGCAATAGGCGCAGTATTGTTCTTTGTGAGATCCCGTTTGCCCACATCTCTTCAAGCGTTTTTTGATCCTCAGCCGTCATTGCATTGACTGTTAGCACGTATGGGCAAGGTTGATTAACAATGGTTTGTTTGTATCTATCTGCAAGCGTCATAGGGGTTGCCTCCACCGCAAATCGTAACGCAAAAAGAAACAACCGCCAACGCAAGACACGCTGGCGGTTGGATCTATTTTTACTACTTCTTTTTTGCTGCTGTCTTCTTAGCCAACTTGTCTGTTTCAATTTCAACCACGTCAGCCACTATGCCAAACGCTGGATCTTTGCTGTCCATGGCGCGCAAAGCAGGGCTGATTACGCCTGCTACTACTGCAACCACATACGCCCAAACGTCAGTGTTGTGAATTGTGATAAGTGGAGTAATTGCTACCAACACGCCACGCAAATAAGATTTAACTACCGCTGTCATTACTGAGTCCATGTCCTGCCCTCTCTATGGTCGTGCTACGCCCATTACCAATGAGTATGCACGCTTCTTTGTGTACACGCCGTCCCCGTTGGATTGCGAGCCTTTAGCGTCTCCTGAAGTATTACCCTCAATACACCAAAGATACTTTTTGCCGTCATTTTTAACTACTATGCCGACGTGATCTGCCTGAGCGTCAGCGTCAAACTGAAAGAACACAATGTCCCCCGCGCGCGCTTGACCCACTGGGACAATTTTGCCCTTTTTGCTAAACCATTTCAATCCTGCGTCACATAAGGCAAATCCCTTTTTGGTTTGCGCTGCAACCAGTTCAGATAGATCCGCCTGCGCATAACACCACGATACAAACATTGCGCACCAAGGTTGATTGTTCAATCCGTACCATTTGCCGTACTTTGTATCGTTGTTGCCTGTTTCTTGATAGCCCAGTTCGCCTTTTGCTGCGTCAATTACAATCATTTTGCCTCCAACAATAATGCGTAGATTGAGTCTACTCTGGCTTCCAATCGTTTAATTGAGTCGCCTTGACGGGTCTGTTCGTCTCTCATACTAGATCCTGAGTTGGGTTTCAGTTCAGCCAAGTATCCCTTGACCAAGTGACGCACGCCTACTGCAACCGCGCCAATAAGGGTTGAAACCCCTACGGCAAAACCAATCCACTCATTTAC